CTTAGGAGTTGTTAATATTCTTAGTACTACTAATGTACTTCTAAATGAAAACTCTGATTATAATGACGTTGAAGGTTATTGTAATGAAGAGGATGTAAATCTTATTATGAAACATATACAAAATATATAAAAATGAATAGACTAACAATAGGTATGGTTCTTAATGCAATTGCATTAGGAGCCTCTGTAATTTTAACATTACTAGCATTTAGCATAGGTAATGAAATATTAATAATATTCTCTCTTGTAACATCATTGATACTAACAGTATTATTGACTACATGGAAAGAAAAAAAATAATTGAAATGAAGAAAGCTATATTAAAAGAACCAAGATTATTACTGTTAGCAATAGCAGCAGTAATGTTTGTAATAACGTCACTATCTAGTTGTGGGTCTCAGTACCATACAACATCTAGCGGTCACACGTTTAAAAAAGCTGGTAAAGGTTATCATTGGGAGTATAAAAACGGTACAGTTACAAAAAAGAAAGGAACACCAAATTGTGTTAGAAATTGGTAAAAATAAATAGGCTCTGTGGCGCAACTGGATAGCGCACTTGACTACGAATCAAGAGGTTACAAGTTCGAATCTTGTCAGAGTCACTAATTTAATAAATAATACAAATGGAAGAATTATTATTTACAAGTATAATGTACACTGTAGAATTACAGAGTGCTCATTCTATTATATGGTCTATACAAAGGGATAGTGGCGAAGAAGCTGCAAACGATTGGATGTTAGGCCATCTTTCAAGACTTAATTAAAATAATATTGGAGTAGTACCTTGCCATTAAGTGGGTACACATTTAAATACATAACAATCATGGAAAACATGGTAAACAGTGGGTCTTTGACTACCCTAAAGTCAGGTGAAGTTCTTGCGGTTAATGCACGTAAAGTTGCAAACGGTAAGATTAGTATAGAAATTGGTGAGATTCTTACAGAGTCTTCTAATTCTGGTACAAATTTAATAAAAATGGCAAACAAAGGAGATGACCGCTTCACTGGTGGAGGTGCTCGTCGTGCTTGGTTAACAGGTACACCTGAAGGATTGTCTGAAATGTTTGGAGTAGATTTTAATACACTTGAATATAGTGTAAATGATCGTGGTCATGAAATTGCACCTTTAAATATTTTATCTCCAACTATCTCTATTGAAACTCCTATTGGGGTAGAACATCATGCAATATGTGTTCAAATTACAGAGAGTACTACTCCTAATGAGTGGCAAGCTCTTAACTTTGAAACTGCTGCTAAACGTAGAGGAGCTAATGGGTCTATATGTCAGCATAAAGGTAAAGCTATCTTTGCAAATACTGATGTTGCTCTTGTTTCACAACGTACAAATACTTTCCTTAATATGGATGCAGCTGTACAAGTTGCTGGAGTTGGGACAGTTAGTACTGATACTGGAGAGATTTTTAACTAATCACTTAACACCTAAGCCATGTGTATAAACTGGCTTTTATTATTTTTAAAATATATATTGATAGGCATACTATATATATACCGTACTCATTTAATAATAGAAAACACATACAACTTGTTTGTACGGGACAAGGTGTGTTTTCAAATTTAAAAAGTAATTACCATGGGACACATGAAAAATATTTATATGATGCAAAGAAATAATCTTATAGAAGATCTTGCTATAGCATATGAAAAAGCTTTAGATGCTGATGCAGAAATCTTTATATTTGAAGGTTCTTATATGTATACACATTACGCTGAAAAAGTATTAGACTATGTACAGAAATATCCGCTTCGTAACGAGGAGTCAGAATATAGATTCTGATATAATCCCAACTTCAACCATTGAAGAATGTGTTGAGTACTGTAAAGATAAGCTAGTTTTAGGTGTTGATACCGAAACAGAAGGGCTTGACTTTACTTGTAAGAAAATGATTATGTTTCAGATTGGGGATCTTGAAAGACAGTTTGTTATTGATACACGTTTTGTATCTATCAAACCGTTAAAGGAGATACTTGAATCAAAACAAATCATTAAAATCTTTCACAATGCTAAGTTCGATTATAAATTTATTAAGATGTGGGCAGGAATTGAAACCCGTGGTGTTTATGACACCTTCTTAGTAGAAAAGATATTGAACTGCGGGAAAGATAACTATGGATTTTCTCTTAGTAAATTATGTGAGAGATACTTAAACGTTGAGCTTGACAAGACTGTACAAACACAGTTCTTAGGGCTAACTGGGCAACCATTTTCTGTAAAGCAGATAGCATATGGTGCTAAAGACGTAGAGTATTTATTACAACTAAGGGAGAAACAAATCCCACAACTTGGTATTCTAGAATTAGAACAAGTGGCTGATCTCGAAAACAGAGCAGTCATTGTATTTTCTGAGATAGAGTACGAAGGGTTAATGATTGATAGAGATGCTTGGGAGGAACTTGCTAAAGATAATATGCAAATAGCTAAACAAGCTGAGCTAGACTTGGATGACTTTGTTCTTAATGACCAAAGGCTAGAACATTATAAGTTACCTATTCAGTCTGATATGTTTATTCCTGCAGAGGAGTTACGTAAGACACATATTAATTGGAACTCACCTAGTCAAACACTAGAGTTGTTTCGAAATCTAGAGTCTTCACTTGAAGATGTTAACGGTAAGAAGCTGTCTAAGTTTAGACGTAAGCATGATTTGATTGATGCGTATGTTACATACAAAGAAAAATCAAAACTAGCTAATGCCTATGGTACAGGCTTCTTTAAGTTTGTTAGCTGTGATGGTAAGGTTCATACCAATTTTCAACAGATACTAGATACTGGGAGAGTAAGTTCTAGTTCCCCTAACATGCAGCAAATCCCGTCAGATAATAAATACAGGAATTGTTTTATTGCACCACAGGGATGGAAGTTTGTGTCTTCAGATTACTCGTCACAAGAGTTGAATGTAATTGCGTACGGGAGTCAAGATCCTGTGTTCTTGTCTGCTCTTGAAAACAATCAAGATTTGCACAGTGTATGTGCTGACCTTGTGTTTGGGGAAGAGTGGACAAATGCAGCTGATGATGACTGTGCTTACATGGAGTCAAAGAAGAAGTGTAACTGTAAAAAACACAAACAACTTCGTACTCATGTAAAGACAATTAACTTTGGGTTGGCCTATGGTATGGGTCCACACAAATTAGCTGATACATTGAATATATCTATTGATGAAGCTAAAGAGTTGATTGAACAATACTTTCAAGCATTCCCATCTATTAAGAGTTTCTTAGAATCTCTTGGTGACTTTGGGAAGACTAAAGGTTACATACGTACGTTTAGACCATTTAAACGTAGACGTTGGTTTAGTAACTGGTACCCTAAAATGTATAACAATAAATCTGCTATGATGGAGCTCGGTAGTATAGAGCGTGCATCTAAGAATACCCCAATACAGGGGTCAAGTGCAGATATGACTAAGCTTGCTTTAATTAAAGTCTTCGAAGAAATCAAGACTAATTGGGTAGATGACGTTAAAATTGTGATGACTGTACATGATCAGATAGATACTATCTGTAAGGAAGAAGTTGCTGAGCAATGGAAAGTTAAAATGACAGAACTCATGGAGAGTGCTGCTAAATTAATAATTAAAAACGGTTTGCTTAAGGCAGACACAAATATTTCAAACACATGGGAGAAGTAAGTGACTGTTGTGGGGTGTCATGTCCCATACCTGAATTAGGTATATGCCCAGAATGTCTGGAGCATTGTGAATTTATAAACGAAGAAGAATAGCTATGGCAAAAAAACAAAAACAAATGCCTGGTGTAAAGATGTCTCTTGAAGTCAAAATCTTCATAGTAGGAGCTTATTTTCAAGAGCTGCTTGACGAGGCTGAATATGATACTAGGTTTAAACACGGATTAAAATACAATATTAAAAACATACAAGTAAGTCTTGAAAAAATGTTAGATGTTGTAATTGAAACCGATGAGCTTAGTATGTATATATCGCAAGCTACAAGAGCATTAGAAAATGCTTTTGAATACGAATATAGTTAGTAGTTTTGGTTAAACTATGTGTAATACCTCGTCTTTAAGACTGTTCTTAAGAAGCAGCAGGTCACCGACACCTGTGAGGTATTGCATAAACCAATTTAATTTTTTAATAATAAAACAAATGAAAAAAACAATTTTAATACTTGCAATAGCTTTAGGAGCTATAAACCTATACGCACAAGATAGTACATTTATGTATTATTTCTCAGATGAACTAGAAAGTGTTACTTATTATATGCCTAGTTCAGATTTAATAATAGCAAACTCAGCAAAAACTGAAGGAGCTAAGATTGGGTTTCATTTAACTTATGAAGGAGAGTTTTCATTCCTTACGGCTACTTTAATAGGTTTAGGAAACTGTAATGAAAAAGATAAAATGATAATACTATTTGAGGATGGTTCAAAGATAACTTTAACTTCTTGGAATAAGTTTAACTGTGATGGAGATGCTTATTTTAATCTAAACGATAAACAGAAAGAAAAACTTTCTACTTTACCAGTAAAAACTATTAGAGTTACCAATGGACATTCTTATGAATCTATAACATCTTCAGAAGGATACAATAAAAGATATTTTATTCAAGCTTTTTATTCTATTGATAACAAACTCTTTACGTTATTTAACAATGATTAAAAATGAAAAAACTAATTAAAAAGTTTAAAGCCTGGTTATCATGTATAACTAAAACAGATGAAGTTTTTGTAGTTTATAATTATAACATAGTTAACGCTCAAAGCGCAAAAGTTTCAATATTAATAGTAACTTATATGCAAGAAGATGCTATTGAGTACCTTAATTTATATAATAAAAACAATAAAGAATCAGCATGGTTAACAAAAAAGATAGTTTATTAAAAGAGCAAACTACTATTGTAAGTTACTACAGCTACCCAGGATTAAAGTACTCTACAAAACTAAAAGTTATTGACCCAGATTCAATAGCTATTAGTAGTAGAGTAACTACAGATGATATTGCAAGAACTGTTTCTACAGTTTTTACAATAAATACTAAAGAAATGTTTAGTAAAAGTAGGCTACATGATACTGTGTGTGCTCGTAGAGCTTTTATAGCAATAGTGTCAGAGTTTTTTAATCTAACATTATCAGCAATAGGGAAACTAACAAATAGAAATCATGCTACTGTACTTCACAGTAACAGGCAGCATCAAAATTGGATGGGCACATATCCTGAGTATACTGTTCTATATGAACAAGCTAGAGAAATGTGCATTAATATTAATTTATACGAAAACGAAGAAATAGATGAAAGTAACTTATGATGGCGGCATAGAATTAACACTAGACGCAGTTGATATTGAGTTTGATTATTACTCACATGATGCAGGAAATTACTACACACCTGAAGAAGGTGGGTATGTAGAGATTACATCAATTAAATATAATGGTGTAGAAGTTATGTCTTGGATTCCTGAAGATGATTTGGAATATATACAAGAGGCAACTTATGAAAGAGAAAAAGATAGAGATGGATATTCTGAAGATTAAAACTGAAGAACAGAAGAATGCTCTAAATAGTTGGGCTAAGAAGGGATTTGTGGGTTCTATTATTGCAGGTACTGGATTTGGGAAAAGTAGATGTGGTGTATTAGCCGCAGCTCATGCCATTGAAAAGTCCGGTGGGAAAGGTTTACTCCTTGTTCCTACAACTCAATTACAAACTCAATTCGAAGACGAATTTAGAAAATGGGGTAAAGAAGAAGCACTAGATAGTATGGATATTATATGCTATCAGTCAGCGCACAAACTACGAGGAGAACATTACTCTATAGTTATTTGTGATGAGGTTCATTTAGGGTTAAGTCCTGTATACAGACAGTTTTTCGAACATAATACGTACGATAAACTATTATGTATGACAGCTACTCTGCCAGAAGAAGATGAATATCGTGAACTACTAGTTAATTTAGCACCTATCTGTTATTTAATATCATTAGATAAGTGTGTACAAATGAAGTTAGTTGCTCCGTACGAAATATATTGTATCCCTGTCTCAATGACAGAGGACGAAACAACAGCGTACAAGAAAGCAAACAATACATTTATACAAGCTAAGTATAGACTAGGGCAGTTTGATGCCTTCAACATGGCTAAAAAAGTTTTAGCTGCTACTGTTGATGGAGATAAAGCTGCAGCTGCTATGTTTTACAACTCTATACGAGCACGTAAACAAGTTGTTCAACATGCAGAAAATAAAATAGAGTACGCAGATAGAATTGTTGCTGAGTATGAGGATAAGAAAGTCCTTGTTTTCTCTGGGACTAACTCTTTCACAAATGATATGGCTAAACACCTTAAAGGAAACGCATATCACAGTGGGAAAAGTAAGAAAAAGAGAGAACAAATACTCGAACAATTTAAATCAGGGGAGAATAAAATCCTGTGCTCTACTAAAGCTTTGAATCAAGGCTTTGATGTTCCTGACTCTGAAGTTGGGATCATTGCAGGTCTAGATTCTAAAGCACTGCCTATGATTCAGCGTATAGGTAGACTACTTAGACTATCAGAGGATAAGATTGGTAAAATCTTTATACTGTACGTAGCAGATTCTCAAGAAGAAAAGTGGTTAAAAACAGCTGTAAGTAAACTAAGTAATATTAATTGGTTAAAATCTATTAAAGATGTTAAATATTAAAATTATTTATAAACCGTTTAAATCTTTGGTATGAACATAGAAATTAGCACAGAAAGTCTTACAAATCTTTGTATTACTGCTGATGAATATTTATATTTGTACCTACTGCATAAAGAAGCCTATGATATTCTATCTACTTTGACTTTAAAAGTAGAAGCAGAAACATTGCAAACCAAAGGCTATTTGAAACTGGGTCAAGAGATCTCAGATCACACTGTGCGAGAGCCATTCTATTCCCATTTAGAATCGCCTTTCTCACAAATGTGGTCTGAACTTTTGGCCCATTTTCCTCTTAAAGTAGGTTCTCGTGTTCTTAGAGCCAGAGACGCTAACGCTAAAGCTAATGAAAAGCCTCGTATTAGATACGAGAAATATCTTAGTGGGAATGTTGGTAAACACAAAGAAGTTATTAAAGCCCTACAAACTGAGTTAGATATGCGTAGAGGAGATGACTCTCTTAAATTCATGCAACAACTAACCACATGGGTAAATAATTACACATGGGAAAAGTATATAGGAATAACTAATGAACAGACCGATACCCCCTCTAGAACAACCAGACAACTCTAAACTCCCTCAGCTTAGACATATCTCAAAAGAAGTAGAACGTTCAATTCAACACGTAAGTGATGGGATGAATGGTAGGAGAAATGTGCTCCCTACTAAATGGGATAGGTTAAATAAGAACCTGATGGGTGGTTTACAGCCTGGTAAGATGTATGTTATTGCCGGTAGACCTGGCGTTGGAAAGTCAGCGTTTAGTAATCAATTAATTTTTGACTTGTTAGATAAGAATGCTCAGAAAGAAATAATGGTAGTCTATTGGAGTTTTGAAATGCCTGGAGATCAGCAGATATTACGTGCTGGATCAAAAGACACTAAGCTTCAAACATTCGAACTATTATCAGTTGAGCAGAAACTGTCACAAGACAAATTTAAACGTTACGTAGACGAGACACAAAAGTATAAACAGTACCCAATCTATTTCTGTTCTATCCCTCAAGACATGGAGATGATGAAAAAAGTTAATAACCAGATCTTTCTTAAACATCCTAGAAAGACTATAGTTAACTTAATTGATCATTCACGCCTTGTTTCAGGGAGAGAAGACACAGAATTGCAAAGACTAAATACCTTATCAAAAGGGTGTATGTGGATGCAATCAAAGATGCAGTCTGTTACAATACTATTGTCCCAACTTAATAGGAATATCGAGCAAGAGCATCGAGCTAAGAATCAATACCAACCTCTCCTTACGGACTTGTTTGGGGGTGATTCTATAGGGCAAGATGCTCATGTCGTGATGATGCTACAGCGTCCTTATGATCTATACAACCTTACTGAAAAGTATTGTGGTGAAGATCCCGTAGGACTATTAGCTGTACATATAGAAAAGAACAGAGACGGATTATTAGGTATGATACCGTTTCAAACAGATTTATCAACATTTACAATAAATGAACGAAAACTTAAAACTTCCTAAGAAGAAGATAAAAGCGCTTCGGAAATCACCGAAGAACATGGTACTTTATGGACCACCTAAAATTGGTAAGACAACAGTTCTAGCTAAGCTAGATAACTGTTTGATTCTTGATCTAGAAGATGGTAGTGATATGATTGATGCTTTGAAAATTAAAGCAACTGATCTTAACGAACTATCTCAGATTGGGCAATCTATTATCAAAGAAGGTAAACCATATAAGTATATTGCAGTAGACACTATTACCCAGTTAGAAATTTGGTGTGAATCAGAGGCTAAGGTACTCTATAGAAACACACCAATGGGTAAGAACTTTGACAGAGATAATAAAGGTTTGTCTGTTCTTACTTTGCCAAATGGTGCTGGGTATTTGTATTTGCGTATGGCGTACAAGAAATGGTTAGATAGACTTAACAAGCTAGCTGATCATGTAATCTTAGTTGGTCATCTTAAAGATAGGATGATTGAAAAACAAGGTAAAGAGGTAAGCTCTAAAGACCTTGATTTGACTGGTAAGATTAGAAGTATTACATGTTCAAATGCAGACGCTATTGGGTATGTCTTCCGTGAGGGAGATAAAACAATGATCAGCTTTGATGCTGGTCAAGATATAAACGCTGGCTCTAGATGTGACCACTTAAAAGGTCAAGTAATGGAGCTAGATTGGACTAATATTTTTATAGATTAATTTTTAATTATTATGATTGAAGCAAAAGTAACTGAACACCAGGAGGTTCAGACAAACCCGACTCCTGAAGTTATCACTATAAGTGGTATAATTAATGACTTAGATAATGGTATAGACCGTGATGGTCTTGCTGCTAAGTATGGTCTGACTAAGACAGAAGTTAAAACTATGTTCATGCATCCTGCACTTAAAGGCAAACGTGTAAAAAAGAACAAAGTAAAAGAACTTCGTTTTACACTTGTGGATGATGTAACTCCACATGTTAACCCTAATCAAACAAGCATCCCTGTAGATGACTTAACTCCTCCTACTATGCAAGATACTTATGCAGTAGTAGAAGAGCAGAAAGCTGAGCAATTTGGTTTTGACGATTGTATTGATTGTCCTGACATTGCAGAAACTACGTCAGAAATAGGTATGGGAGCAGAACTAATAAACACAAAGTATTCTGAGACAAACTCAGAAGCTGAACACGAATTCAATAATTTTTTAGACAATGGCAATAGCTAGTAATAATTCACAAGAACAAGTATCTGGAGGTGGAGTACCTATGTATGTAGGTATTGCAGCTTCACAAATAGTAGCAGTTAACCCAACACAAGCAGAGCTTGCTGATATGGGGGTTAACTTGAAAGCAGCACCTGAATACAAGGTAACTCTTTCAGAAAAAGAATACCAAAAAGTAACCTTTTGGGTAAAGCACACAGGTCCTGATTTTGTTACAAGATTTGATATATTGATGATGCCTACAATTAGAGTATCTAAAGATGGTAGTAAGTCTATGTGGACTAACAGCCGTGGTCAAATTTCTTGGAGTGATACAGATCCTTCAGCTAAATATGATTGGTATCATGGAGAAGGTGTACGTAAAGCTTATGTTGGGGAGGATACTCTTCTAAACTTTGTTAAAGCTTGGGCTAATGTATCTAATGGTGGTGACTGTTACCTAGAAACAATTGAAAAGATTGTTAATGGTGATGTATCAGAACTTAAACAACTTATCGGAGCTCTTACAGAAAACAAAGTACGTTTACTAATGGGTGTTAAGGATGAAAAGTATCAGACTATATACACTAAGCACTTTGGTAGATTGAAACCTCAGCGTAATGACTTATTCATTAAGGAACTTAACGGTGACTATGGATCATTCAATGCAGAGTATAATACTGATTTAGTTCTTCGTCGTTGGGAAGCTGCTATTATAGCACCTGATACAGAAGATACTACTTCAACTGCTACAGCTAGCACTGACCAAGCACCTTGGTAAATAAATAACAGGGCTAATGGGAGTTACTACAAGAAAAAGTGAAGACTATCTTCACACGGATGTTGTTCTCTCTAAAATTACTGAGTACGATATATTTAGATTTTACTGTCCCCACTTTAAAAAGTTAGGGGTAAAGTTTAAATCTGAATTACGCAGTGATAGCAGCCCTACTGTTAGTATTATTGTATGGAAAGGGCGTCTGTTGTATAAAGACTTCGGACGTCCTGACCATACTTTTAATTGTTGGGGGTATGTTATGCATAAGTACTCTCTTGGTTTTCGAGAAAGTTTACGTGTTATTAGTGCTGATTTTAATCTTGGTCTTACAGGTCAAGATACAAGCAGTACAAGTATTGCAAAAACTTACGGAGAGCAAGAATTTGAAGAGAAGAAACAATCACGTATTCAGATAAAGAAAAGAGATTGGGATATAACAGATAAAGAGTTTTGGAAACAATTTTGTATTGGTAAAGAACTTTTGCTTAAATTTGGGGTATCACCTATTAAATACTTTTGGATAAATGAAACGCGTTTTAAATGCTATAGTAACAGTTATTGCTTCGATTTTAATGGCAATAGGAAAATTTATTGCCCTTATGAAACAGATCATAAATGGTATAGTAACACGAATAAAGAGTGCATACAAGGCTACAATCAACTTCTTCCTAGGGGTAAGATTATATTTCTTACAAGTTCCCTCAAGGATGTTATGTGTTTGGCAGTGCTTGGTTACCAGGCCATCGCGCTACAAAGTGAAATGCAAATGCCAGAAGAAGTGCTCATCAAAGAGCTAAAGTCTAGATTTGTTAGAGTTGTAGTATTATATGATAATGATTTTAATTCTAAAGATAATCCTGGCCAGATGATGGCAGGGAAGATCTGTGATGAACATACGCTCATCAATATATATATCCCAACTGAATATCAGTCTAAAGATATCTCAGATCTAATAAAGAATTACGGTCTAGATGTGGCAAACAAATTTATAAAAAACAGTTTACCCCATGGAATCTCCATATTACAATAACTCAGAAATAAAAAGCAAGATTGATACTATTTTAAAAAAGTGTTCTCTTATGATGGCTAACTTAGGGACAAACACCCCTTTAGATGTTAACACTAGAGAGAATGCTAAAAATTTAGAAAAAGAATGGCTAAAAGAAGTAAAGGAGCTGGATTCAGAAATGTATCAAAGTCTCGTCCCAAGACAGGGAATAGAGGAAAAATAAGATCTATACAAAAAGAAGTAGATGGGATTAAGTTTCGATCATTACTTGAAGTTTTTTGTTATAGTAAACTTAAGGAAGCAAATATTGAAAACGATTATGAAAAACATAAGTACGTGTTATTACAAGGTTTTCACTATGCTAACTCCTTCTATGAAGACAGTGGTAAGTCTGGGTATCAAGACAAAAAGAAAAATAAAATAAGGGATATAACTTATACCCCAGATTTTGTTGATCCAAAAGGCAGATGGATAATCGAATGCAAAGGATTTGCTAACGAACGTTTCCCACTTAAGTGGAAGATGTTTAAGAATCTCCTGATGCAATCTGATGACCCGCCTGTGTTGTTTTTACCCAGGAACCAGAAACAGTGTCTAGAAACTGTAAAAGCCATTCTAGAATTAACCGCCCTAACTGAATAAGTTGGGGCTTTTTGTTTAATTAAAAATTTAAAATCACATGGATTTTAATATACAACCAGGAGACTTAGTTACAATCTGTCACTCAAATGAGTACAGTGTTTCTATGTTTCTTAAATTTTTACAAGATGGGCAAAGAGCTCATTACAAAACCATTCATTACTCCTATAAGTGGTACAATAAAGACTATCGTAAAGCTTGTATGGAAAGACTACAAAAACAAATAGATGGGGATTCACCATTATATACACATGTAGACTATATTAATTCAAGAGCTGTAGATAGGATCCTACCACTAGATGAAAAGTATGTAGATGAATTAACTAAATCGTATTTAAATTTACTTAGAAAAACTTATAAAATTGAGTATAAAAACAATAGACCAGTCAGTACGTTCTAACACAGAAGGTGTAAAGAAACGTATCAATAAGAGTGCTGAGAAGATGGTATTTGACATTCTTCAATCAACACAGTATTCTACACCCATTCCTTCAACCGTGCGTGAGCTAGTGACAAACGCCTGCGATTCACAAAGAGAGAAGGAGATGGCTATAGAAATTTTAAAAGGGGAGAAACAAGAGTCTGACTACTACATTCGTCGTAACGAAGAGCAGTATGTTGATTCTAATTTTGATCCTAGCTATTACAACTTAGACCATTTAGATACAGAAACTAACTCAATAACTATTGAGTATCACCGCAACGAAGGTGTAGGGTTCTGTGACAAAATACGCATCATAGATCATGGTGTTGGGATAGGTAGTAAACGTTTAGAGGGTGTCCTAGAACTAGGTTATTCTACTAAACGTAATACTTCACAGAACTTTGGGGCCTTCGGTTTGGGGGCTAAGGTAGCTTTGTCTACAGGTGTAGATTTCTACACTATAGAAACTGCGCATAACGGTAAACGTTTTAAATGCAGTTGCTATCCGTATAAGACAGACTTCTTAATACCAAAGTTTAATCCTAGTATTGAATTTTCTGATGGTACTAAAGTTCATTATGAACCTACTACAGAAAAGAATTATACTATTATTGAGTTTGGGGTTAAGAAACATAACCGTAACAGATTTGAAGAAGCTATTACCGATCAACTAAATTATCTAGATAATGTAAATCTATTTATTATAGAAGATGGGGATAGAAGAGAGAAAGGTTTTCAAACTAGGGTAATACATAACTCTAAGACTATGTTGGTTGCAGATTCTTACATGTACAGTAAGCCACACATTATCATTGTTAAAGAACCTGGTGCTGATACTGGTATTAACTACGGTCATGTAGATTTCCGAGAGTTGGAGATGCAGCAGTTGTACGGTAGTGTAGGTTTGAAATGTCCTATGCGTCAAGCTATTAAAGATCCTGATACAGGAGAAGAGATAGTTTTACAGGACGGTGTAGAAGTTACTCCATCTCGTGAGAAAGTTATCTGGAATGAACACACTAAGAATTTTATTCAAAGTGTTATTGAGCAAGCCGGTAACGAAGCAACTGAGATGGTGGAGGAACACCTGCAAGAGAATGATTTCTTGAAGTGGGTACAATCTTGTAGAGATGTAATGTACAAATCTTCTGTAATTAGTGAGGACAACGCACTAAGACAGATTAGTCAAATCATTGATACAAATAAACTTTCTCCTAAGTATCCTTTAGATAAATCTATTAAGTTAATTGGTCCTAAGTCTTTACTTGAAGGTTATAGCCCTAAGTCTGTACGTCAGTACGTTAAGGCAGGTAAGCTTCATGTTGAGTCTGAAGATTTAGTTTCTTGGGGTAATGTAAAATTTGATGCTATTTATATACGTAAAGATGTTGGTAGAAGTAGAACTAAAGATCTATATCTAACTGATGGTGGAAAAACGTTTGTAGTTTTAAACTTTCAAAAAGATGTACCTGAGTTCACTATCAACAAATTCTTAGAGGAATCAGAGTTGCTAAAAAGCTATGATGATCTAGAAGTACCTGAAGATTGGATTAATGGACTAAAGGATAAAGAAGAGGCTATTGAGAATACTGATGCAATGACAGGTTTGTCTGATGCTGAACGTCGTAAAGTAGAGCAACGTATTGTAGCTTACACTTTACGTAAAAATTATAGTTATCAACCTTATTCTGGAGATCACCCTATGTTTATACGAGATAAAGTAGAACCAAAGTTATCTACTGTTATGTCTTCAGATAGATTGACTTATTATGGTACAGAAGCTGATTACGAAAAATTGTGTTTAGCTGCTATTATGCTATTTAATCAATCTCCCTCTATAGAACAACTAGTAGATGGTGGAGTTGCTTATAGAGTTTGGGATCGAGATAGAGGTCCTTCATTTTATGTAGATGAATTCCCTAAACGTTTATCGTATTTAGATAATACACCAAATGTTACAGTTACTTCTTTTGATGAAGATAAACTAAAGATGTATTCTACCCCACAATTACTTAAAGTTAGTGAAAGTAATGTTAAGTATATAACTAGAAATAATAACTGCAAACATATTGATGACTTCTTTTGTCAATGGGATGCAAAAACAAACACAATAAGTATGGACGAACATGCATCTAATTTTCTTACAGGAGAAATTGTTGAATATTTACCTGAATGGATAGAAAAATGTAGTTTTATCCCAGAATGGGGCAGTTTATATGAAACTCTTAATAAATCAAAGTGCAATTATTATCGTGTGACTAAGAATGATATTCCTGCACAAGAGATGCTTGACCTTTGTATGCGTATAAAAGAGTTTCAGCAATATGCTGATTCTGTGCACAATGACTCACAATTATTGGCTGAAAAGTCTAGGGAATTGTTTATCTTACAAGATGTAAAAATAGCAGATGCTGTAGATACTGAAGTTGTAAGATTAAATAAAGTAAAAAATGAAATTACAGATCAAATAGATGTGTTAATGACTAAAGTATCTTTCCCTTATTCAGCTGATTCTGAGTTTGAACAAGAAATAACACACTATCTTAAGTCTCGTGGTAAGCTTGAGATAGTTATTACTAAACCACAATAATTTATTTTACATGATTCACATTAATGTGAGCGAAGGACTAATTAGTGGTTCATATGGAGAGACACCATTCTCTGTTACATATGACCAAAATTTGTACGACGCTATGATTAAAGTTGCTAACGCAGCTAACGATGCTACTGATATGGAGACATACAAACTACATTTAGATGAGTTTGAGTCCCTAACAGTAGAGGATTACACTAAAGTAATCCAAGACAAGTGTGAGTTCATCTACGTTAACCCATCTTCAGGAGATTTCTTCCTGAAGGTTGGTGATGTAGTGACTAATCAACCTATGCCTAAAGCTCTTGTAGATCGTATCTACGAGTCTATAGATATGGGTATTGATTTTGAACCACTTGTAAAAATGTGGACGCGCTGGTTGCGCAATCCACTTCTTAAAGAAAAGGGTCAAGACTTTTCTGAACGTTTCTTTAACTTCGTAAACATGAAGTATGTGCACCCTAAACTTATGAAAGAGTTAGTAGAGGAGCAAGGTCTTACTGAAGAGGTTGCAGAGAGAAGAGCTACTATGTATCAAATGAAGATAACCAAAGAAGGTCTTCTGAATGGGTATAAAGTATCTAAAGAAGTTCTGCATAAGTATGACGCTGAATCTGGGGAAAGGGTAGATCGTTACAAACGAACATTTAACCCTGATACAGGTGAGATTGATTCTGAAGGTATACCAGAAGTTGTAGAAGATCGTTTATTCGAGCCTGCAATTATGGGTAGTGGAGGAGACGCTTTCTCTTGTGAGGGCTCTAATGGATTTAACTCTGATGGACACTTTATCAAGGTTGGTTGTAGCCACAGACTCCCAAGTTGGGATTGTGTAAACACTAATGACTATAAATCTTGTGTTAAAGGTTTACACGTTGGTGGTCTTAAGTACATTTCATTTTACTCTGGTGAAATACACAATGTATTTATTGATCCTATGCATGTAGGTGCTATTCCAGATGATGTTGATGGCGCTATTAGATGTCTTCAGTATTTTGTACACTCTTCTTTAGCTGGTGTTAATGGTTCTATTTATCATAGTTCTACTTACGCTGCTAAAACTGATGAAGAATGGAAAAATATGCGTAAAGAGATACTAGTTGACTACTTAGATCAAGTTAATCAAGTTCAAGAAAGTAGAAAACAATTAATGGAGTTATAATGGATAGTATAGAAAGAATCCCAAAAGGGAAGGATATATGTTTGATTGATGCGGATTCTTTGTTGTACTATGAGATGGGGAAACCTACGCTTGAAGAAGCCCTTGTAGGCTTGGACACGCGTATTTCACACATGCTTACACAATGTAATACAAATTATTATGCTGGGTTTTTAACTATGAGTAGATGCTACAGATACCAAGTAGATACTGAGTATAAAGCTAGGCGTAAAGAAAGTAAAACTAAACGACCAATTATATTTCCTGCATTGCAGGAACATTTGAGGCAACGTTGGGGATTTACTTACATGACTGAAGTGGAGGCAGATGATTTAGTGGCTTATTATTCGTATAACACGGAGCGTAAGACAATCATTTGCTCCCCAGACAAAGATGTATTATATCAATGTGTTGGTATGCATTATAATTATCGTACAGCAGAGTTTGTTCATACCTCCCCCGAAGATGCGTTAAAGTTTCTTTGGAAGCAGGTACTTATGGGTGACGCTACTGATGGCATTCCTGGACTAAAAGGTGTTGGGGACAAGACATCAACTAATTGGTTAAAAGATAGAACTAAAGACTTTGAGAGTTTCGCTCTTAAAAAGTATGTAGAACAATGTGGAATGACTGAAGGAATCTTTAGATTTAATCAGACATTTCGACTTGTATATCTTTTAAAAACCGATGAAGATGTAAAAAGAGAGCTTGGGAATAAATGTATTCCTGAACTTGTAATTCTTGGAGACAAACCTTTAAAATCAGAAGAATGGTAAAATTAGATCAACTTGTATGGACACCTCAAAATGCGAGAGCAGTAACGGTGTCTGGAAATTTTACTGGTATTCATCACAAAGAAGAAAACGGAAAAATAGTAAAAATTTACGATGAAGAAGGAACATTGGCAAAGGTTGGGGGTACTATATACACTAAACCTAAGTCTCCTTTTAGAGTTAACATAATTAAATCATCTATATTAGGAGGAAGATTGTTAGGGTACAGATTTTACTCATCTCTCTTAACTACTTCTAGTACTTTTGTACTCCCATTTTTAGGAGTAAATCGTAAATGGTTTATGTGGGACTCGTTATTTATTAATTGTTTTATTGGTACTAACAAAGAAAATACAGGGAAAGTAATTGGACTTCTCTATAGATTCTCTGGTAAACCCGAATTCTTAAAGTTTGAAACAGCTATGTGTGCATTTAGAAATTTTGTTAAACGATACGATCCAGATCCGTATCATGTAATGTTTATTTTTAATGTACCTTCAGCTGCCTCTGTATCGTATGACCATTTTGTTAATGGTAGATACTCGCAGATAGATGATATATGGAAATTAAAAATACTAGAATTTCATGGCTTTGATATAGACGGCATGACTGGTAAGATTTTGTTTCAAGCAGATTCTTTACGTACAAAAATCGAAAGAAAACTTGACGCAACGTTACCGCTTAATGCAGAACTTCATAGTCTGCCTAATTTAGAGCTTGAAGTATTTAATCCAGATTATTATTTACCGCAAAAAGAGGTATTAAGTAAATAAACTGAAAATATTAAGGGGGCATATTGTCCCCTTAATTTATTTTATTTTTAATGTTAAAAAGAGAGGGGCTATAAGCCCCCCTTTTTACAGCCCACTTCTGTCAAACCACTTACTAGCTTGTTCTGCATCTTTAAGTAATCCATTTAAACCAGGGGTAAGTTGAGCTCCTATTTTTCTAATTTTTCTATCACCTGCTTCAAAATCTCCTGATTTACGTTGATAAAATAACTTTTTTTCTAGGTTTTCTTTTTCTGAAATATGTAACCCACTTTGATACTGTGCTTCTAAAAATATTAGCCATATTGCTTTTAATGAATTTTCAAATGGACGAGCTGTTGCTGTTGGACTTCGTACTGCAATAGTGTAAAATTCTAATGGGTTTACATAAAACATTAACTCTGATCGTAATCTTCTTAATTGATAAAGAGCAAAATGATTTGCAGGTTCATCATCGTCATCATCTCGAGCAAAAAGAGGAGGAGCTACTATTGTTGTAGTTAATGATATTAAACTTTGTATTTGTCTTCTAATAGCTACAGCTTCTGCATCACTATACATACTATCTCCTTGAGTTTCAGCTAATGGATTAAGTACTTTAGCAAAATCTCTCCAAGCTCCCGCATCTTTAAAATTTTCTATAAGTTTATAAAAATATTTTACTGTTGCTGCGTATCTAGGTACTTCTACCCTACCTAACTCTTCACTTAAATGTTGATTAGTTTTACCTAAAAGAGTATCTTTTAATGCTCTTAACGGCTTTCCACTATATCCCCACCTACTTTGTATACCTCCTGGCATAAATCCTCTAAATAAAAATGTAGGTCTAAATAATGTACGGGTAATAGCTGGCTTATCTACACCTGCTTCAATTTGGTTGTTTCGTCTAGAAATACCTCTGAATATATTAGTAATTCGTTGTTGATCTACAATGTTAGGATCTACTTCTTTAGACATTTCAAATATTCCATCACCTCTATCTTGAAAGACATCAAATATATCTGCAGGTTTACTGTCTTCATTTAGTATTAAATTTCCATTACGATCTTTAAGTTTTCCTTTGTACGAAGCTAGTAACCCTGATAGTCTAGTCATTTTAATTTGTAAGTTGACTAAACCTTGAGGAGCTAATAGTAAACTAGGGTTAGCTATTTTCCCAATTCTGTTACCCGTAGAGTACCCACTTCCTATTTCAAATGCTTCAAAACGTACATCGAAATATCTAAGCAGTTGTGATAATTCATTTTTTGGGGAAAGTGCTTGAAAGTCCCCAATAAAATTAGAGTTTAACATTAACTTACTCATCTTAGCCATGCCTCTTAATTTGTCTGCACGGTTATAAAATTGATTAGCATATGTTTCTCCAGCTTCTGCTAAATTATCAAGTACAAATTGGTTCCCAGTTTGTAGCATGTTAAAACCTAATAAATCATAAGCTGTAAAACGCATAAGTTTATTAATAATCTTATTAGTTGTTACGTTCCCACTATTATATTTTTGACCATAAAAGTTTGCATTAATATAGGATTCAATCATCTGTTGTTTATTAGATGGTGTTTTTACCCCAAGAGAATTTTTAAATCCACGTACTAATTTTGCAAAACCTATTTTTTCACTAGCTTGTCTAATTATCCCGTTCCTATTAATTGCTTTAGGACCTACTCCTGTCTCTGATGATTCATATAAAAATGAGTACAATTCAACAAATCCTAAAATTTTATTTTTTTCTTCAAAATTATGAGCCATATCTCCATATAACATTAAAATATCTCCTAAATCTTTAGATACTAATTTAGATGGGACAGCGTTATTAAAATAAATAGGGACTACTTTCATACCTGATTCTCTAAGGTAGTGTCCCCCATAATCCATTTCTTGAGCTCCAGTATTCCCAAAATTATCCATTATAGATTCTTTTACACCACCTATACTTAATGCATTAGTAGTTTGTATTTTATTCATAAGAGTAATACGAGCACTAGGCACCATGTAAGACATATCTTCGTATAGTTCTTTTACTAATGAATCATCTGGGAGAAGCTTTTGTAATTTTTTTGTTTCTTCTATATAAAACTGATAAAAAGGATCATTTTTTATAGCTTCATATTTAGGATTAGTATATAAAGATTTTTTAGGTTGCAGTAATTCACCTTTAAATACACCTTTAAAAGTAACTAAAGATGATAATTTACGTTGTGTTTCTGCAATTACTCCTTCTTGGGCTATAATATCATACTCTATTTGATCTAGTATAGCAGGATTACCTTCTCCTGTATCTAATTTTTCTTGTTCTTTTGTACCAGCAGTTTGAAGTTGAGTAAGTTTTGCTTTTGATTGAGCAAAACTATCTTGTATTTCTTTTAATTTTCTTTTTGCATCAGGCATTGGTTCTGATATACTATTAATATATCCCTCTAACGCTGAATAATAAGATTTTAATACTTTTTTAGGTGCAACATCATATTTAGCGTTAGTTTCTATTTTGTATTTTTTCTTTAACTCTCTTTTTTTATTTATAATATTAAAGTTATATCTTTGTTTATCAAAAGGAGATATGATATGACTTACTTTTTCAGTTTTACCATCAATACGCATATCTATTTCTTCAGTAAATTTTTCATATAAATCTGCAGTAGATAATTCTAAACTCCCTAACAAACTTGAAGTCCTACCTTTTAGTTCTCGTATTGCTGGATCTAACCTGCTTGCAAGGTCTCTAGTTCTTTGTTGTTTATTTGATTGAGATCTAGCGTAGATAAGTTGAAATCTTTGAAAGTTTACGTCACTATCTGTAATAGACGAAGTATACATTAAAGACATAAAACTTTTATCTACATAATCTTTTCTTAATTCTTCTACTGTAGTATTATAATCTGCGGAAGCTGAAGATAATAAAGAGCTTACTTTAAGTTCTAAAAATAATTGAGAAGCTTCTGGGCTATCTAATTTAATTTTCTTTTTTTCTATGTATGATAAAGTATCTAAATACTCTTGAGAATTTTTATCTAAAGATGTAAATTTTAATTTACCAGTAGCTTCAAAATTCTTTTTAATAGTTTCAATTTCGTTTTGAACTCCTTTTAATAACTCAGGATTTTTTTCTGATAATAAAGTAGCTGCTAGAATAGGAATAGCTATATTTCTTATTTTTAAATCTAAAGAAGCACGTTGTAATATAATTTTATTTAAGTCTTCTAAAAGTTTTTTCATCCCATCAGAATCTTTATCTGATTCTGGGGCAATGTCTGCGGCAGCTGCTATTGAAGAAATAATATCTCTACCACTAAATGGATCTTTAAACATCCCCATTAAATTTATAGCTCTAGATGCAATATGAGCTATATCAAATTGCGCATCTACACCCCAGTTACTATCCCATTTATCTTTAAGTAGCTCCATATGCCTAGTAACTTCATTAAGTACTTGTATAGATTTAGTAGTATAGTTTACAAAATCTTGTACTCTTGTAATTCCTTTAAGAGTTCCTTCTAGTTCTTCTGCTTGTTTTAGTATGTTAGCAGTCATTCCAGTAGCTTTTGTTCTAGCTTTTAAATTACGTGTAGTATCTGCAAGTACAGTTAAAGCCGCTTCTGCAAGTTCTTCAATTTGTTTTGTTTCTCTAGATTCTTCTAAGTAATTACCAAGAGTAATGTCTGCAGTTTGTCTTAGTTTACTTGCAAACATATCTTCTGCTAAAACTGCTGCTGCATTAGGAGTAATACCAAGTATTTTACCTACAGCACGGAAAAATTTATTTAAAAGTATTTGAAACTTAGAAGGATTATCTTTTATAATTTTAGACCCTTCCTTCCCAATCTTATGCATAAATACTTCTTTAGCTAACGAATCTCCAGTTTTTTCTGGGTAAGCAGCTTTAACCTGTTTTACAAGAGTAGAATCCTGCATAGCTTGCTTCATACCTGCACGTACAATAGAGTTATCCTCTCCAAGCATATCTACATACAAGTGCCCAAATTCATGGTACAATCCCTCTGCATCAGATATTCTTTCTGGGTTAATAGATACTTTTACAGACTTTGGTCCTATACTTTCAATCCTACCTCTCTGAGGGTTGCCTTGTGCATCTACTAAGTTTTCATCACGTACAATAGTAGACCCAATTCCAGCCTTACTAAATGCGTTAATTAGTGATGTCTCCATAGCAGGAGCTTTTACCTCCCCAGTTACAGCTTCAGGAGTTTCTTTAATTTCACTTATTATTTCCCCAGCTATAGTTGCACCCTCTTCTTCACTAGCAGGAAGTTGTGATTCTGATAAAACAGTACCATATACCTCATCTAAAAAATGAGGAGATATTGGGGCACTAGTTAAATTTTCTTCATTAATTTCTAGTTGGTATAGCACACCTTCTTTTAATCTGCGAGAAGTAACTTTTACTAGATCTCCGTATTGCTTATTAATATCTTTTATACGAGATACATTATCTGCTTGATACTCATTTTTTATAATATAAATACTATCTAAGTGCTCTACTGCAACTCCAGTTTCAAACAGTTGTTTAGTAAGACCTGCTACATTCCTTTGGTTTGCTGGTGTAGTATCTATGTACTGGTATATTTCTGTAAGAGGTTGATCTATTTTATTCCCCTTGTATATTGAACATTTTCTTGCCATGATATTATAGTCTTATACAGATTTTTCTAGAATCAAGTCCTTGATCGACTGTTTTAATTCTTTTTTTCTTGAGTACATTTTTCTCCATAAATGCATCCATTGTTTGACCTTCCTCATTAATTAATGATTTTGAAATCATTTCCCCGTTTGCATCTCTAATACCTAATTCTAATAATTTAAATTGTTCAGATTTTTCATTTGCAAAATCATACACTGCAGAATTTTTAGAATCAAAACCTCGTAGTCTCATAAGCCTAGACTCTCTTTCTTTTCCTTCTCTAATATCTGCAATTACATATCGTGGGAAACCTTTGTTATCAGAATACATTCCTGAATGTACGTTTAATTTTAATACTCCCCCACTTATGTTTTTACCTTTTACAGAAACTGATGGTACTAATCTTCTTTTACCTGCTTTAAATTTACCTACAGATTTAATAATGTGGTGAACCATTTGATCTAATGCATCAGGTCTTTTAGCAAGTTCTTCAAACTTTAAATTAAAAAAGTTAGTAATGTTTAAAGTTTCCCCACCTTCTAAAGTTATTGGTTCAGATACAGCTTGTTGTACATCAAAATGTATCATATCAAAATATGAGAATGGGGATTTAAAGAATCCACCACTTAAGAAAGCATTAGCTACTACATCTTTCATAAATGTACGTATTTCGTTTTGTCCATCTATAGTATCTATATATTCTTGCGGTTCAAAGTACAGTCTGTAAGAATCTGTTTCTATTTCTTCACGAATTTCTCCATTGTAGTCTTCCATATTTTCAAACACTATTGGGAAAACTTTATTGTCTAAATTTGCGTTTGTTGGGTGTGGAGATAATCTACGGAAAAACTCGTTATTCATTAAGTTTGGATACTTACTTTTTAATTCCTCTAATTTATAAGAAATATTGTTATCTCCCATTAAAAGTTCTTCAACATATGAACGTTGGTACATAAAATGAAAAGGAGATTGTTTGTCTGACATAAGTATAGTGTACACTGCTCGATCAATTAATCTATGTTGGTCTACGTCTAGTATATCGTAGTTAAGCATATTTCTTATATCCTGTTTTAGTTTTTGCGCAGACTGTGTAAATTCTACGTATCCAAAGTTTGTAGACAGCTCAGCTGCTTTTACCATGTTTTCATAGAACTCTTTTTGCAGTGGATACGAATTACCTTCTAGTACATTCTCAGCCCCAAATATTAATCTGTCCTCATTGTTAGAATCTAAAACATAATCTACAGAATCAAAGTATGCGTTAATACCAGCTGGCTCGTTTACTCTTTCTAAAGTATCTGGAGTAATAGCTGAATTAACTTTTCTATGCTGATCTGCTGCTATAAAATGTTTATAATATGTTATTAGATAATCTCCCTGCATAGATTTATTTTCTGTTGTAGTTATAAGATTATCTTCCATTTCTGATAGCTGTAATGGGATTGGGTCTTGATCTAATGTTTCTTCAGTAGCTTTAGTTTTATATTTTTTTAGTTTTCTAAGTACTATATCTTTCATACTGTTTACCCCACGTCCTTTTTCTCTATATTCTGTAGACACCTCTCTAACAGCAGGCATTTGCAGCAGCATGTAACTCTCTTGTTCAGGTACTCCGAATGATTGTAAAAAACTAACTAATGTAGAGTTAAATGGATGTTCATTTAATTTATATAATTGCTCAGGAGTTTTTTCAGAATCTACTGCTCTGTTTAGACCTAGTGAAATATTTCTACCTGTAGTTTGTGTATTTGTATAGTCTCTTTGTATTACTGTATCTAATAGCAACACAGTACCTTCAGAATTTCTAACTCTTGGGGCATGTGAAGGTGCTACTGTAATATTACTTCCTATAGCTGTTTGAAGACCTGCTAATGCGTTTGCTTTTAAACCTCTCCCTATGATACCAGTTTTATTAAAAACTTCTACAAGTATAGGGGTAATAGGACTATTAATTGACAACTCAGGTGCCAGCTCAATTCCTTCCGCATTAAGTTTTGTTTCTACTTCTGATAATGTATTTTTCATTAATTTTAACCCAGCATCAAGAGGCTCCATTGTTTCTATTAAATGCACTGGATTAGTATATACTGCAGTATTAAGATCTATAATTAAATTACTTAACATTGCATCTGTAAAACTTTTTTTATCTCTAAAAGCTCTACTTAATTGTTGCAAGTCATATCCTGTACGATCTAAAGTATCTGTGTTAGGGAATATTTTATTACCTTCTGTATCTAACTCTGGGAATAATACAAATAATTTATCAATATCAAAATCAGATCCTGATTGAGTAGTAATAGCTCCTGGAACTCGTACTGATTTTGGGTGTGATTCTGGGAGGAAATTCCTAACCTGAAGTATAATAGTAGATGATGGACCTTGATTAGGTACACGATACGCAATTAGAAACTTTCCTTCTTCGGTAGTCATTCCCATCTTCATAGCTGTACTTCGTTTAATATCCACTTCTGCATGCGCTACAGCTACATTTCCTGCCTCATCTTCTTCTACATGTAAAAATCTAAGTTCCCCATCTCTTTCAGTCCCTCCTAATTCAGACACTTGAACAGCTTCTACTCCTCGTGTTTTAGCTTTATGTGTAGCTCTACTAAATCCACTAAAGAATAATTGACCCATTTTATTAGCAATAGGTGGGTAAGACATTGGTAATTTATATGAATACCCCCCAATAGTACTAGGTACTATATCCATAGCTGTTAAGTACAGATTGTTTAGATCTTGTAATTGACCATAAAAAGAACTTTTTAGTTGTTTTAATGTTTGTAACCTATCCTCAGATTTTTGTCTTGCACCTTTATTTACACCTCTTAAACCTGTTTTATTTAAAAAGTTAGTAAAATTTCTAGAGGCAATTTCTACATTAACTGCTTGCAACAAATTAATTAATTGTTCCCCTGACAGATTTAAACGTTTTTTAGCATCTTTTAAATATCCATTAACAGAATATTGTTCTGCAGGTATTACAATACTTAATAACCCTTTTCTAAACTGTCTGTTTATAGTTACTTTTTCTTCAGCTTTATCTCTAATCTCTTGACCAATACCTAAATTTTCTGATAAATGAGTAACAGTAGCTATATTTTGTAACTGCCCTTGTGCGTAAGCCCCATTCTCAGCGTATAATGTATGAATACCAGATCTACTAGCTTTTTCTGCAGAATCCATATTAAATAACTGTACTTTACTTAAGCCAGAATAAGTACCTACAGCATTCATTCTATTATATATATCTAATAATACTGGAGTTTTAGATGCTAATTCATTTGTAAGTGTTACAAAAGAGTTTTTACCAATAAATTGTTGAACTCTCCCATCTTTAAGAGATGCTTCTCTCATAAATGGTTTTTGTGGTAAAAGAGTAGGTACATTTCCATTGTTATCTATAAACCTTCCATTTGGTTTAAGATCATTTTGATAGGCTTCTTCATGAGAAGGTGTCCACTCCTCTTTAACCTGCATCATACTCTTTCTAAATTCTACAGATATAATACCAGTAGCATCAGTTTTATTTACAATAGGTTGATTATTGTCATCTCTTCCTGTTTTATAACTTTCTTCAATAGATTGTATTTTTTCAGGAGTAACTAATAAATTACCTTCTACTTGAGATTGAAGTTCAGATACAATAGTTTGAAGATCTTGAGCATGTTGTAAGACATCTCTTGCTTCCATACCTAATTCTACATCATTTAGTACAGCTTTTGTAAATTCTTTAGGCATACCAAAATTACTGTCTGCTGGTAATGTTCCTTGAGCAGACATTTGGTATACAGGAGTAGTTATTGTTGCCATCCTTTTATAAAAATCATTAGTATTTTTATAATTGTAAATACCATTAGCAAATACTTTAGCAAACTCTACAGACTGCCAAATTAAATCATGTTCTACATACTGTGTAATTACTTGCCCTAAATTTGAAATACCTAGATTTTTTAAATACTCTGGATTTAAATTTTTAAGAGTTATTCCTCCTTTAGCAATATATGCAGCTACTTGCTTTTCAGATTTTGCTATATGTTCTGCTACTTTTTCCTCAGCTTCTTGTATAAATTTTTCTACAAATGCAACATTACCTGTAGGATCTGTACCAATACCTTCTAAATATTCTTCTAGATAATGTGATGGATTTTCACCACCATCATCTTCTGGTAATTCTAAAAACTCAAAGCTCATAGTACGAAACTTTTCCTGAGTATGATACACTTCATCGTATGCTGACTCAGGATTATTTATCATAAAATTTTCAGCCTGTGCTATACGAGCTAAATCTTGTATAATAATAGCCCTAATTTGATCCGCTCGACTGTATTCAATACCAAAGTTTTCTTTTATAGTATTTAATCTAGGTATCTGAATAAAATCATTTCTACTTCTACCCGCTTGAGTTGGGATAGCTATACGAGTAAACTTTGAATTACCTGCATTAACAAAGTGATGCAATCTAACTTCAAGGGATTGAAACTCATCTTGATTTTTGTAATCTATTTTAGCTACGGATTCAAACTTTTTCTTGTACCCATCGTACATAGTCCTCTCAAAGTTGGCTCTTATAGTTTCCCCAAACTGAGGGTCTGTAAGTACTTTAAAAGTTAAAGACATTAATTGATCAGTCCCATTAGGATTAAAAGCTGGATCTGCCATATACATATCTACAATGTCTCGGAAGTATTTAGTGTCTGTAGAAAGCTTAATAACCTGTTTACCTAAAAATGTATATTTATTATTTGGGAATACTTTATTTCCATTAGCTGCTACAAACGCTTCAGATTTAGGTTTGTTAAACATTTTAGAAACTTTAGAAAATTCTCCTAGTAATCTTCTGTGCTCATCAAATACATCAATTTGTCTAGTTTTTGCAGTAACGTTTTCCTCTATTAAACTTAATCCAGATGCTTTTACATTAGCAATTTTTTTAACTAGTAATGCAAGTCCATTTTGATTTTGATTAATTAATTCACTTAGCAACTCTTGTCCCTGCATAGTGTATACATCATCTCCACGGAATTCTTTTACACCTACATTTATATAAGTTTGTAATGCTTGTTCTGAACTATTTTTGGTATCCATAATTTTAATACCCATACCCCAAATCAAATTACTAAGTGCTTTTATAGGAGCTGATATAGTCTCAGAAGAAGTTGTTACAGGATCAATACCACCCTTTCTTTCGTTTAGTATACCTTTTAGTGCTTCATTATATTGTTTTACAATTTTTTGAGCTTTTGTATCTGTAACAGATAAAATTTGTAATTGAGTTTCTGGATCTATTGTAACGTCGTATAAGTAATCTGTTACAAAAGTATTAGGTAGCTTTCTAGAAGATCTTTTCCACTCATGTAGTTTAGCTTTAGTTAAAGATCCTTGGTTTGATGCATAGAACTTTGTCCCATCCTCAGTTACCTCAACCATCATAAACTTATTGTAACCAAGTCTTAAATGGTAATCTATCTTAGCTTGAGTCTCTACTGGTAAACTTTTAATAGTTTCTACAATCTCTCGTATTTCTGGTCTAAATTGTGCCGCACTTAACATATTTGAGAGCCCTTCAGAAAAAGATAGTGTATCAGATAAATAAGTTTGAACCTCTCTCATAACTTCTTGAGGTGCAATTATTGTTCTATACCCTAAAAAGTTTGCATCAAGTCTTTTAAAATTATTAAAGATTGGTCTTAATGCAGCTGTCCCTTCTAGCATTGGATCAGTCTCTACTTGAGGTTTGTCATAGATCTTAGTTAAAAGTTGGTTATCTTGATCTTCTAAGTCTTGAGTATCAATAAGATCTTCTACAGCTTTAATACGTAAAGCTTGTGTAGCCATTCTATTTTTTAAAGCTTCTACCCACCCTTGCTGTACAATATTATCAGTTTCTTTTTCAATTTTAGTATCCCAGTTTTTATATACTTGGTAAAATATACTTGATAATTTTTGTTTAGTATCAGCGTCATTTTCAAATTGAAAAACATTTCCTGAATCATCTCTATCTGGTAGAGACAAAAAGTTAGTAGGATCTATTTCTGGATTGTTCTTTAATATTTCCGCACCTTTTTCTTTGTCTTTATTTTGAATAGCGTCAGCTAGCTCCATAGCAACATCTGCTTCTAAAGGATTACCTTCTTTATCTCTAAATGAATGACGTAGCCACCATACAGGAATAGAGTCTTCATCTGACTTATTTAATAATCCATCAGTTTCTGTTCTAGATTCTGCTAAATCCATAAACTGTGTAGCAATAGTTTCTACTACCATTTTCTGAGCGTTGACTCCAAATCCTTCCATGTGGAAGAAAAGAGGATTATCTTTCCCAGGTTTATATTTATCTATACTACGTTGAAGTTTTGGTAATTCTCCCTCTTTAAGTTGAAGTTTTTCTATTAAAGACATAGCAGTCTCTATTGTTAAATCTCCTTCACTTAGTTTTTTATTAAAATCTACTAAGCTTAACATTTCTTTATCTACAACTTCTCCCCCAAACTTAGATGTATCAGCTGCTTTTACTTGTCTATATACTTCAGCTAAAAACTCTTCTGCAGCTAAATCAGTTGTTGCTTCTGATTTACTTTTTGCTTCCGCAAGTAATTTCTTTTTAGTAGATTCATCAAAGAATAAATTAAATACTAAATGAAAAGCTTCATGATACGCTTGGTCAATATTATTACCAGCGCTCATGTGAATTAAACCATTCTTAAAATATGCATATGGAATTAGTCCACCTATGTTAGCTAACCTGTCTGCTACTTGTACAGCTTCTTTTCCAAAAGTAGTTTGTAAATATTCTATTGCTTCATCTGTTTTATCAAATCTTTCTGCAATATTTTGCTGTGCTGGTTGAGATAGAGTTTTTTGAGTTAAATTTTGCACTTCTTTAATGCCTTTTTGAGCCTCACTAATAGGAAAATCAACTGAACTTTCTATTAGATTTCCAGCACCGTCAAAAGCCTTAGCGTATTCTAATGTTTTTTCACTCCTTAAGTCTGTAATATTTAACGGCTTTATAACTCCATCAGTATTAACATTCATTAAGTAGCTAAATCTTCCTTTT